TAAGTAAGTAGTGTCTGAATTTAGTGATTGAGAGTTGTTAGCTGTACCAATAATAGTAGAGCCAGATTCAGTGCCATCGTTATAAAAAGCGTAAGAATCTTGATCGAGGTTTGGCGTGTTATGAGCTAACGCCATCTCACCATCATACCAGTAACCTTCAACAGATATCTCTACATACTGTTCTAGCTCTTTATCCCACTGATACTCTACTCTGGTGTTAATCCATCTCAGGTTTTTCTTCACGCTCACACTCCCTAGAAATACCATCGTAAGCTTTAACTTTCTTAGCAACTTCAGAGAAGTCTTCTGTATTCATACATAGACCAAACTTCATCATGCCTTTTAAATGCTTACGTAGATAAGCTCCTATATCATCAGCTGCGTGAATCTCACCACCATTCATCTGAAAGTAATGATCATGTCCTCTCCATACATACCTACAAGTGTATGGATTCCTTACTACTACTGCTTGTATACCATCATTAGGTGCTTCTAACCACTTCTTACTAACTTTGAAGGTGATATCAACTAACTCATCATCTTCTCTACCACCTTCTATGATAGTACCGTCATCATAAAAGATTGCAAAAGGTTCAAATGCCATAGTATCCTCACGCTACTTGAGTTGTTTTATCTGCTACTCTAGTACTTGTAGCACCTACAGGCCTATTATATCTAGCAGGAGAAGCACCTATAGGTCTGCTATATCTCAAGTAATCAGCACCATTAGGATTATCATAAGGTGTATTCTTAATGAATAGTTGTTCTGTTATGATAGGAGGTTTATTGAGTATAGTGATAGGTATAACTTTATCATCTATACTTAGGTTGTCTTTAATTGTTACTATACTAATATAGTTAACAACATTTATAAGACCATCGTTAATAGTAAGATTGGATGGAGCTAATGTTACATCAGTAACTACATATGCTTGTACTACTAAAGTGCCATCGGATATATTCAGATTAGCAGGTTGTAGAGTTAGTACTGGACTAAATACTACTTGTAAAGATTGATCTGCTATAGTTAAACTATCAGCTACAAGCTCTCTACTTCTATCAATAGTTACAGTTGTAGACTGATCTGCTATACTCAGTGTATCAGCTATAGGTGTTCTATTTCTATCTAAACGAACAACTAATGTTTGATCAGTGATGGTAAGAGAGTCTGCTATTAGATCTCTAGTTCTATCTATTCTTATAGAAGTAGATTGATCATTTATAGCTAGATTATCTGCTATAGGCTCCCTGTTTCTATCTATTGTGATAGATGTACTATTATCACTAATAGATAAATTATCAGGTATAAGCTCTCTATTTCTATCTAGACTAACATCTAAGGCGTTATCAGAGATAGACAGAGGCTCTAATATAAGATCTCTATTTCTGTCTATTCTTAGTGTTGTAGACTGATCACTTATACTTAAAGTGTCAGCTATAAGTGATCGATTTCTATCAATAGTAATAGATAGAGCACCATCAGCTATAGCTAGATTTTGTCTAGTTAGCCTAACAGTTATATCTATAGGGAAGGTAGTGACATAGAATAATCTATTGCCGCCAACCTCTTCCCTACAGAAATCCCCTAATCTTCCTGTACCATATATTAAGCCTGTAGACTCATTACGATAGAGAAAAGGGGAACTATTCTCTTGGCGAGTAATAATTAACAGACTATCTGATAAAGTTTGGCTATCAGCTATTAAGTTTATTATCGCCATAAATCACCTCTTAAGATAAGGTGAAGATGTCACCTGCATTGATAGTGATATCACCATCCTGTAGGCTGATAGGAGTAGTGCCTCCATCAGTGGTCATATCAATATAACCCAAAGCAGCACCACCAGTAGTTTGATAGATAAGTGCAGTACGGATATCAGTTGGACCAGAACCATCCTGTGACCAAGTCTGGTTAGAACTTAAAGCTAAAGTAGCTGTACCACCTGCTTCAGTCCAGCTTAAAGTTAAACCAGTCTTATCAGCATACGTACCACCTGTTACCTGAGTAAAATCAGCAATGTTAGGTGTAGCTGTACTTACTGCTGGAAGTCCGTCACTAATTAAACGGATACCAAAAGCAGCAGCTGCGTCTAGATCAAATGTACCATTACCAATCTCTAGACGGAATTCTTCGAAAGTAAAAACTGAGCCTTGAGCCATCTCTATTCCCCTCAGACACCTGCATACACTTGTATGTCATAGGTATCCATTTCGTTGTATATCTTAATCGTAACCTTCTTATCTAGATCTGAAGGAACTACTATAGTCTTAGGCGCATCCCCTGTCATAAAGAAGTGATTAATACCATTGACTAGAGTATCTTTATCTATTCTAAGATAAGTTACATCATAGTAAAATTCTTTAGTCTCTCTTGCTTTAGAGTTAGTTTTATCCATAGGCATAGTCATAGGGACAACTACGGGGGCTGCTGGAGCCATCATAGCTTCACTTGCTCTAGTACCTGAGGTTAAACTAGTAACTAGTCTAGTTGGCATACTACCTCCTAGATTAACCCATTAGCATTAACGTTAATCTGAATATTACCACCCGATGCTTTCTTACGAACTTCATCATCATTCAACTCTCTAATCTCATTGATAAAGAGTTGTTGATACATTTGAGCTGTATCGGGTTCATTCAAATAAATGAAGATTTGAGATAGAGCACCATTAATCAGTATTCTCTGATTGTCATCTCTAAACCAGTTAGGCTTCAATTCTCCATAGTAAGATGCCGTATTGATAGTTCTAGTGATACCTGTCTCTGCTGCAGGAATATCTGCGTTATCAACAGTAGTCTCATAGTAAACTATGTCTACTATAGAACCATCTACATCTGCCGTATAGATTGCTTTCTTTAAAGAATTAACCGCTACTGTAACTCCTGTTTTAGCATCTGTAGGTGCTGTTGCAGGAGGTACAATCTCTACTACATAAGTTGGATCTAAGTTAGCATTCTCAGCTGTTACCTCATATCTCTCATTGAGAGCTTCTAACTTACGGTAGTAGTGAAGATACATAGAATCTTCAGTATCCTTAAATCCCGGGGACAACGCTATAGTGTTACCTATACGTGTCCAGTATGCTATAGTAGTATACTTCTCAGCATAAGGATCATAGAATGTTCTGATATCAGTCTTCTCATTAAAGACACGTTTAGTAGCGTTATTAGTGTCTACTGCACGTATTTGAATGAACTCTATTAAATCACTAGGTACTGCTAGTTCTGTAATTGTACGTCCACTCGAAGAAAAGGTTGCATCATTTAACTCTGCTGAAGAGTAAACTACTGTAGATTCTAATGGCTGGATTCTAAGAATACGATAAGCTTTATCGATAGCATAATCCATACAGTCAGTAACAATAGCATCAGACAATACTTCTGAATCACGGTTTGCCCACTCTCTTACGAGATTGACAAACTGATTATATGTCTTCATAGTTACCTCTAGTAGGACATGAGATATGGGTATTCAGTTTTAACTATATACATGAACTTACGCATCATAGTCTTATCACTAAAGGTATCTGCATCATGGATATCAATACCATATTTAGTCATAATCTCTATAGCTACAATATCAGGTATAGTAGCAAACTTCTTATAGCCTATATCTTTCTTACTTGTTGCTTCTCTTTCTAGTTTGGCTTGCTCAATGAAAGGTTTTTCATCTTGAGTGACAGTCCAAGCGTATTCACCCTCAGCCTTACCACTCTCATATTCGAAGGTACCTTTTAAACCTTCGGGACGCGTCTTGTCCCCTAATTTCCATTTAGCCATCTAACTATCCTACGCTGTAATTTGTACAAAGCGACCAGTTTTATGAATATAGCCTAACTCGCAACCAGTCTTTGCTACAGCTGCACCAGTACCATAGAAGTTTACGTTGGTGATATCATATCCACCCTGACCACCATTATCTACTTGTTCCCAAGTACACAAATCTGCAGGGTAGATTACACCTGCACTATCTCTAATGACGTACATAATTATTACTCCCTAGTAATATATTATAAAAAAGGGGGCTCCTCAGAACCCCCTAACGACCTTAGCTTAGGCCGTAAATAGCACCACAACCACGTGGGTTGAGTACTTCCAGAGTGCTTTCCTCAACCATCATACCGATAGTAGAGTCACCTTTCTGACCTACATCAACTTCCTGCAGTGGACGCAGAGTAGCCATCTTGAACCATGATGGATCGTATACCAGTGCTGCGAAGTCAGCCATGTCAGTCAGACCAGCGCCTGAGTGAGCTACGTTGTCATCACCAGTAAATGCTACTGAGTTAGTCAGACCCATGATGTAGTTAGGTACTACCATTACATCACCGAAGTCAGACATGTATACGTCTACAGACTGACGGAGTTTACCACCTTCATCGATGTTTCTACGAACACCAGAATCAGTAACCATCAGATCAGAGAAGTCTCTGCGGAGTTTAGGTGAAAGCATGATACGGTTAGCTTTACCACCTTCTTCGTAGATCTTCTGCATAACGGTATCAATATCAGACAGAGTCAGAGAACCACGTGCAGGAGCAGTAGTTGAACCGTTGATAGAAGAACGTACAGTGTCAGCACCAGCTGCATCAGTACCCGGAGAAGTACCAGCTGCCGAAGGAGCTTGGAATTCACCTTTGTACACTACAGTGTCAGCACTGTTTACGAATGCAAGGTAGTTACCCATAGAACGAGTACCTGAACCAGTAGCTACGTTCAGAGTGTGAACCAAGTCACGCTCAACGTCTCTACGCATTTCAGTACCACGTTTCTTGAGCTGGTAAGCGTATTCGTCAGCTACACCAGCCTGATCTATTGCTCTACGAGTACCAGATACAGAGATAGCTTTACCGTTAATCTGAGTGTAGTTACCCAGACGAGTACGGTTTGGACCAACTGTATCGGTAGCTTCAGCGCCGTAATCAGCACCTTCAGCTAGACGAGAGCTTGTTGGAGCTTCGAGTTCATCTGTCTGCCACTCATGGTAAATAGCTGTTGCTTTAGTTTTACCGATAGACGCCATGAATGGAGTCTCATCACGAGTGATCATAGAGATGAAGTTAGACAGATCTTCACGCTGTGATACGTCTGCGTTAGTACGACCTGAAGTTACATCTGCTTGTGCGCGACCTGTGGATACGCCACGAGAACCTACTGTTGCCATTTTACTTACTCCAATATGTTAAGTAATTAAATTCCAAGAGATCGGGAGGCAAGTTGTTTAAGGAAATCCATTTGGTCTTCAGTAGAGGCGTCTTCTCTAAATGCTCTAGCCTTAACCATAGCTTCCTTACTAGCTTTCTTTTTAGCTGGTGACTTATCTTTCTTAACAGGCATCTTCTTAACGTTAGCTGTCTTACGTTTAGCTTCGCCTTTAGATACACCTTTCTTAAGAGTACGATAGTCATTAACAAACTTAACAAGAATAGGATCTGTAATAGTATTAATCAGTTCCTCAGGGATACCTTCTTCTATAGCAAACTCTCGAATTTCTTGAGCTAGCTTATCATCAAAGTTAGGTACGAACTCCTGAATATTATTGTTAAAGTACTCTATACGCTCTTCCCACTGCTTTTGTAACACTTCCTGCTGGTTAGTGTTCATCTTAGCTAGTAGGTCTTCACGCTTCTTCCGAGCATTCCAATAGTTTTGCTGGTACTGTTCTCTCTTATCTTTCAATTCAGAGAGAGCATATGAATCACCGTCTTTACGTGCGCCTTTAATCTTAGCTTCAATTTCGTGATAAGCTTTAGCCCACGCATTTTCTTGTTGATACAATACTTCAGAACTAGCTTGACCTAATTGGGCAATCTCAGCGAGTTGTTTTTCTTTCTCAGCTTCAAGTTGCTTTCTTGCTTCGCCTAATTCACGACCCTTCGTAGAAAGAGATTGTTCAGTAGAGTAACCTTTGATAAGGTCACTAAAGGATACATCAACTTCTTGTCCATCAATCTTGACACGAACTTTAGCATCCAAGTCTAGATCGTCCACTGTAAATACTTCAGAGTCTTGGGTAGCCGTAGCATCCTCATCTTCAGTTTCTACACCTTCTTCATCTTCGACTTCTTCTTCAGTCTCATCATTAACGACTTCCTCTGACTCCTCTGGGTCTTCTTCATAGTCAGATTCAGACGGGTCAACCTCCGGAACATCTTCAGCGGGTAGCGATCCTTGCACAAAATCAGATTGTGCGATGACGGCATCCAAGAGTTCTTGCTCAGTTGGACCAGTAGCTTGTGCTGGAATGTCATCCATATCGGGTAGAGATTCTGCTGCATTAGCCATAATTTATTTCCTCAACTCAAAATTTTCTTAGGGCGACCGGGACCACGTTTAACTGGCACCTCCGCGACTGCTTGTTCTGCCACACTCGCAGGGCGAGGTGGGGCTAATTTAGCACTGTAATGCTCTTCTAGCTTTAGCAGATCGCATAATACACCTGCATTGAGTTTAGTTTTTCCCGGACTACGCATAGCATCGTATTCCAGAGTGTTAATCATTGATCTAACATTTTTCAGTAGATCTGTGTAATCAATTTGATTCATTGTCGTCCTCAATGTACTGCATGTTTTTACCAAAGGTTTCGTAAGCTACTAGTCTCTTGCGAACATCCCCAAGACCAAGAGCTGAGTTGTATATGAACTCTCTGGTTTTGTTTTCATGGGGCTCAGTACCAAGCCATGCCATGAAATAGTCTACTAGAATCTCACCGTACGCTATATCGAAAAACTCCTCACGTTCTCTAGAGGCAAAGGTAGCTTTTACCAATGCCTCTTTAGCAATAACGTCTGGATGCGTCTTCTTAGCGTTAAGGCTCTTCTCGCCTTGCTTGCGGTACTTATCCATGATCTTACGCTACTATTTTCGCAAGATATACATTCTCACTTAACTGTGCTACAGTTGCGTGAGTAGTCTGGATAGCAGAGATAGCTAAAGTAGAAGCGCCAGCTGCGCCTTCAGACACAAGAACAATCTTGTAGTCTTTAGCATCTACTTTATGACTATTACCTTCTGCTACAGTAACGTTAGCTCCGGGAGTTAGGGTTACATCGATAGCTGAATCAGTATCGTTAAGAATTACGTATGCTTCATTAGATGCTGAAGCGTCTACTACTACTGTAGTACCATCAGTGTTAGCGCCAGTTGCGCTTAGTGCATATGCAGCCATTAGATTATATCTCCGTTAGGATTGTTTTGTGAATACTGCTCTTGTTCTTCATTAACTTCATTCATCTCATTAGGTTCTTGAGCTTCATTATGTTGAGGAGAACCCATGATACCTTTAACCATCTGTACTATCTGATTAAAGTCTGGATGAGGAGTTACAGATGCGCCATCCTTAACTGATTTAATAGTTAAGTCTGCCCACTCTTGATAGTGCTTATCTATAGCTACAGCCATTTGACGAGCATTGTCGTCCATAGTATTTCTGGCTTGTGCTTGAGTGTAAGCGACATTAGCTTCTTGAAGAGCAGCATCAGCTTGTGCTTTACGCTGTTCAAGTTCTTGTTGAGCTTGTTGAGCTTGTCCTTGAGCTTCCATAGCTTTCTTAGCTTCTTCTTGAAATTCAGGTGTGGTGTAATCATGTAGATAGTCATTACTATCCATACCTAAAGCTTCTAGAAGTTGAGTAGCTATAACTGCTCCAGCCTCTGGTTTAATAACAGAACCTGCACCCTGTTGTTTAAGGGCTGGTAGGATATTAGTACCAATAGACTGTAGTTTTTGAATCTTACTAGAGTTAGAGTTCTCACCGATATCTACAAAGACATCACAATCTAGCTCATAAGGTAATTCAGATGGGACAATATTAGCAAAGCTGTAACCAACTTGACAGCTAACTTTAGTGTTCATACACTTACGCATTGTCTTATAGACACCCATACATAAGCGTTTAAAGCCTGTCTCAGCAAACCTACGAGCAATATGTTGAATACGTTTTTGTGAAGCCGACTGTACAGCCGCTAACTTCTGCTCTGAATTACCAGAGACATACAGAGTATCATTCAAGCCTTGAGCTGCTTTAGACATGCCTGTGGCCTGTTCCTTAATCATCTGTAGATGTTCAAGGAGAGGTACAGTACCAGTACTGATAGTCTCAGGTACTAGTGCTTGTACAGCAGCTGCTGGATTACCATTAGTAGGGATGATTTGTTTAGGCTTCATATTCTGAAGCGCACTAAAGTCTACTACGTTAGGATCAGCTAACTTAGGTGAGTAGTTAGTGAGGTATGTATTCTCAACAAACCCACGAAGTATAGCTGTAGATGCTAGAGTAGATGAACGAGTGAAGTCTGCAATAGACAAACCATAGAATTCGAATGGAATGTTAATAGGAGACAATACCGCTATAGGTATCATGTCTACATCATTCTCTTCTAAGATATGTGTACCCGCCATAATGATATGCTTAAGTTCAGCTATACCATCACCATCTCTATCAACCTTCATCCAGCATTCAGTGAGTGTAACTTCTCTACTAGCCTCCAAGGTAGTAGATTTGTTATGACTCCCTGACCAGTATTCTTGACCAGTAATTGTCTTACGAGCAGCAACATCTTGTGAATAAGAGTTGAATGAAGATAGTTCATCTGGACCAAGTTGATCCCATTCATCTTCCTCAATATCTTCTGCAATATCTGGCCAGAGCTTCCTTACTTCTGAACGAGTGAAGGAAGACTGGATGCCCACAAATTCTGCATCCTCTAGACAAGCAGCATCTCTGCTGATTCTAAAGTTCTCAGGTGGGATGGTTTCTAGTTTTACTCTAGACTTGTTTACTTTACGTCTTAGACGAACATTGACATAGAAGAACTCAGATACTTCTCCAGTGAATTCACCTTCAAATTCTAAGTCGCCTACTATCTCAATATCATCTTGAGCTAGTATCTCATCCAGTTTAGTTTGGGCAATACGTTCATACTCAATGAAATCGTACTCATAATCCTCTACATAGTCCCATCTGATTAGACCATTCTTCCAAAGAAGACCAGCCTTCATCCAAGACTCTAGGATTTCCCATCCATTATTCTGCTTAAAGATACAGTAGTTAACTAATAGGGAAGCATCATGTGCTTCCTTATAAGCTCCCGGAGAGTCAGAATAAGGTATGAATCTAGCTAATTTCTGATTGTTTAGGAACAGATCAGTTAGGATAGCTAAGTATGCTTCCACTGTCTCTGTAGTAGATGTATCTACAATAGATGATACACCCTGAGGAGACAAGTGACCTATAGCTACACCAGCATATTCATAAGTACTTTTCTGTCTTTCATAAGTTAAATCTGAAGAGTTAAGCCAATCTCCTGTAGAATTCATTATTCCAGTTTCTACGAGATTAACTAACTGTTCATCCGTGACCTTCTCACGATAACCAGTTCTTGACATGTTAACCTCTTTTAATTGGAATATCTTTAGTATTCTCTAGGTGTTCACTGCTATACTCCCCCGGCTTAGGCTTCGGGGCTTTCTCTTTTTCCTTAGGAGCTTTACGCTCTTTATCGGGTTGAATAAATCGTGACATGATTCTTCCTATCTAGCTAACTATATTATAGGGTCGGGTTCTCTACCCCTGCCCGACACAGGAGAGGACGTGGTAGAAATTACTGGTCTTGCTCGGAATTTTTCTTCGTCAAGCCTTCTAATTTAGCGACCTCTTTCTGGAATTCTTCATCAGACAAATCTTTGAGATCGACATTAGTTTGAGTTACCTGCTGAGAAGCTAGCTTAGGTGTTTCATACTGTGCTATCTTCTCGGCATACTGACCAGCCAACTCAAAATCTTCATCATACATGGCTTTCTTCATTAGGAATTTAAGGACATCAATACCTTTAATTTTGTCCTCTCCTAACTTAAGTCCAACTTTATCAAAGTCTTTCCAGAAAACTTTAAGCTCCCTAATACGCTCTTTATTGCGCTGACGGGCTGCAAAACTTTTCTTTCCCAACTCTCTTGCTCTTTCCGAACTAGTAATCATTTTTAAATTCTTACCACCGGGGTGAGCATCTATGCGCTTCTGTGCATCTTCATACTTCTTCTTGTCGTGTGACATATTATAACCACTCAGTATTATCTATCGTTAGTTGTCCAACCCTATCTTTCCAAGATATTTTATTGTTGGTTAATCTATTCTCATGTGTTCTTAATGCCTCCATAGCTATTGCTATAGACATTATAGTATCATCATGTGAGCCCTGTAAAGCTTCTGTCCTACCTGCATCAGTAGAGACATAATCTTTTAACTCTTGAATAATGATATGAGAAGGTAGACTGATATCTAAGTCCTCTATCAATCTCTTTAGATAACCAATAATTCTAGGCTTAGATGCAGCTGTAGTCCTAAACCCTAATTTGGTAGTATCTTCAGTCTTCATAGCAGCTACCTTAGTCTCATAATACAAATTGAGATAAGACATCTGCATAAGACGGTCTAGAGTAGTATTACCTATAGAGTTAGATTCTACCGCTAAGAGACCATTATTATAGTATCTACCTAAGTAAAAGAGAATATCACCAAATGTACCGGGATCCATAGTGTTGATTCGGTACATAGCACATAACTCTCTTTTAACATTAAAGACAGTAGCTACACTATAATCTTGGTTAGAGCCTAACGCTACATCTGCCCCTATGACATAACTCTCTTCAAACTTAGGAGGTATCCATACAGATAACTCTCCTTCATTATCCTCATCCCAAGAGCCATAGTCATCATTAAATCTAAGAGTCCTCTTAGGAGCCTTAGACACCATATCATTAACTATAGATTGATCAAATACATTAGAACCAGATACTAGAAATGCTTCTTCAGCTTTAGCTGGATATTCCTGTTGAAATTTTCTAGCCCCTGATTCCGCTATCTTTAATCTTCTCC